TAAAATTTTGTTTGTATTTGCTAAGGCGTCTGCCGCTGTTGGGTGAAAACTTAACTGGTTAGCGTTTACGTATCTCATGTAGTAAACTGTAGAGTCTGTTAAGTTAGTCGCCGCTGGATCACCTACAGAAACTGTGTATTTAAAACCTTGTCCGTTAACGCTGTGGTCGTAACCGTGTAGAGCAACAATGGCGTTGTTGTTTGTAAAACTACCAATGACCTTTGCGTACTCAGTACCATCAGCAGGTTCTGCTCTCATTCTATTTGGAGCACCTTCAATTTGATATCTGTTGTCGTTGTATTTTTTATCAGCAACTAAATCGTGTACTGTAATTTGTGTTGAATGTGTTGTGTTAAAATCTGTTGCCGCTTGATCTGTGATTGGACCAATGTTACCAAGTGTAAAGTTACCTGAACCATTTAGATAACCACCAATGGTTGGTTGTAAGTCTGAACTAATTGCACCACCACTGTTTGTAATAACAAGTTTAGTTGGATCAGTGTTATCAATTAAGATACCAGTTCCGCCTTCAACTGATTTCATTAATAATGTTGAACCAGCATCGTTAGATACTGGAATCTTATTAGCACCTAATTCATCTGGTGTGTCTGAAAGTGCAGTAAATCTAATAGTACCGCCTTGTCCAAATACTGCGTAAAGTTCACTAAAGTTTTCGTTTACTTTACTAAAGGCGTCTCTAATACTATCGCCGGTAGCGTCATTACCTTCTACACCAATGTTAATTATACTTTTTGCCATTTTTTAAAATCCTATTGACTCACCACAACCGCAACTTGATGTTGATGCAGGGTTTTCTATTGTGAAGTAAGAACCAAATACTTCTTTTTTATAATCTATTGTACTACCTAACAAATACATTACACTTGTATCGTCGATAGCAAACTCTCCGTTTGGCAATTTAATAACTTCATCACCTGTTTGTGATGCACTATCTAATGCCCAGTCGTACTTGAAACCAGCACAGCCACCGCCTTGTAGTGATAAACGTACTACCTTCTGTTTATGCTCGTTTAACATATCTGTCATACGTTCTATTGCGTTATCTGTTAGTTGTACTACTGCTGTCATTTTGTTTCCTTACTATTATTTAGTTTATATTTTATAATCCGAATGTAAATAGGTAAATACTTGTATGTTTAGTAGAACAGAACAAGAAGTCAAATGGTATAGCCGTAAGTCTAAAAAGGGTAAGCCACATTCATACAAGCGTGTAAAGACTGTAATTATATTTGAATGTGATAACTGCCACGAAGAATTTAAACGTGACAAAGGACAAGTAGATCCTAAACGTTTAGATAACGCCTATAACCACGTGTGTCCAGAATGCGATCCTAAACGTTTTGCACAAAAGAAAGGTGCAGAACAAAGGCGCAAACTAAACACTACCGTAGATGGTTTACTTACAATTGATCAATTATAATTATTCTGATTTCCAAATAGTCCAAGCACCATAACCAATAGCCGCGTATGCCGCCAATTTAGCAAATGGTCCTGCTATAAGGACAATAACTCCTACTGCGATAAGCATTGCGCCATCCCAAGAAGTTCTTTCGTCAAGTCTTTTTTGAATCCAATTTTTCATTTAGTTTCTCCTTACTTGTTTTTTGCGTTCATGTGCTTACGTAATTGAGTTACAAGTTTGTCTTTTGTAAGACGTTTGTCTAACTCAATTCCGTGAGTTCTTCCCATCTCTTCTAATTTTGATTTTGTCATCTTAGACATATCTGCCTTTGATGGAACCAAAATTAAAGGTGCTGACTTTGGCTTCTTATTAGCCACGTGGTCTGAAAGTTTCAATGTCTTTTTCTCTCCTGCACCAAAAAGTGATTTTAAAAATGATATCATTATTTTTCTCCGTTTGTAAGAGTAATTACCCCGCAAGCCAATCTTTCACCTGCGTTTCCGGTTTTCAACGATTCAGCGTCTCCGCCTTTTCCTAAGTCATCTGTGTCTTCGTGTACTACTATTGCTCTACCAATAATACTACGTTCGCCAATTAAATCAATACGTTCTGCTTTAATTGTAAACTCTGATATCCCGTCAGAGTTGGCTGTGATATTTCCTAAATCACCCACATGGCCATTTTTGAGATCTCCATGCTCTACCCCGTCTGGATTGTAATGCCCGCCTGCACTCTCACACCCGTTTGATAGATCGCCAAATTCGTGTACATGAAATCCATGTTCACCTTCAGTTAACCCAGTTATCTTACCCTTTATAAGAGTAGCAGTGCCTGGGCCTTGCATAAAGAAAATTGTTCCCTTAACAGTGTCCGAATGGACTAAGTCACAAACGGCTACAACTTTATCGTCTTCTGCTTCGGATAGTTTTCTTAGGCTTTCGCACTGACAAGTTCTTGCTTTGGTACGTTCACAGTTTTGAAGTTGTTTAAATCGCATACTGTATTTACCTTATGTTCTAACAGTTTCTGCGAAGCAAGGTTTTTGTGTTTAGACTCTACCATAATGTCTGCAGAGTTGTTAAACTGTAGAGCCCAGTCATTTACTGCGTTATTCCACATCATATCGCTATGAGCTCGTAGTTTTGCTTTCTTAAAGCCTTGTTCAAGTAGTTCGTCCATGTTAGGTAATACGTCAGGATCATGTCCTACAAGTAAGTCTTCACGTGAAACACTGTAATGGATAACAGGACGTACACCACGCCAACTGTCAACTACGCGATGATATCTATCGTCGGAGGGTTGTATGTATTCACCTGTACGCACCCAGTGATGGTGTATGTCAAGTACGAGTGCGACATGTTTTTCAAGTTCGAGTGACGCATCGATGCCCCACGACATTTCGTCGTTCTCGATCGTAATAACGTTTCTCGCCTCTTGAGATAATCTTGGGAGAGCATTGATGATACCGGCTGGACCTTGCCTGCCTGATATGTGGACATTACATTTAAAGTCTTGGAATTGTTGGCCGTAGCCCATCCATCTGATGCAATCAACATGATATTCAAACTCCTCTATACTTCTATTTACGATATCTGGGTTATCACTTGCCAGGACAGTAAACTGACCAGGATGCATACTAAGACGAACATCCAAGTCTCTCGCACGTTTACCCACGTTCGCAAAGTTTTTCGCACAATAGTCACGTACATCAGGCTTGCGCCAGAAATAAGACCAATCAGACTGAGTGTAAACAGGGAGAACATCACTACCAAGACGTACCATTCTAAGTTCATTAGGTAAACCTCCTACATAAGAAATCAAATTCATATACGACTGTATGTTGTGAACCATAATGTCCCACAGTCGTTGCTCGGCAACTTCTCTTGTTTGCCTGTTCAACCATTGTACTGTTGTACTTCTTGTGTTGAGTGGACGCTGAATCTCCTCAAGAAGTTTTTTCTTCTGAGTCTGATCAGGGTGCATGTATTTGCAGGCAAAGCCGATTCTCTTATTCATAGTTATATTATACAATCTTTATTATTAAATGTCAAGTTTATTTCCAATTATCTTTACACCATTGATCTACACTATTATGAGGGTGTGGCTCGCCATGAAACACGGCTACACTTGTTTCGGGTTTGATAATTGGTTCGCCGGGTACATTAAAATTACGTACTCCGTTAATCCTACTCATAGGTGGTTTGTTACGCATTTCCCATTTGTAACTTTGTATCCATTCATCTGGCCAAAAACAAAAATTATCACGTACCTGACTGTATATCCAATCTTGGTCTCCATGTAACCTTTTGGTTACAACAAAGTTATCTTTTTCAAAATTTGTCCATACATGATCTTGTGTGCCTGACTTCATACGCCAAACACTTGAATTCATCTTCTTCCAATCTTGTCTTATGTGTCTATTAAAGTCACGTATGATACAAAACTTATCTGGATTATATGTAAACAAGTTATCAATGTTTCTAAAAATAATAACATCAAGATCAAAATAAAGTATGTTTCCTTTGATAGGTAACTGTGGACTAAAGAAGTAAGGCTTGTACCACCAACCTGTTACAGGTAGTTTAGGTACTGGTAAAACTCTTACTCCTGGTTGAATACCATTACTGTTGTCTGTAAAACAAACAAACTCGTAAGGTACAGTGGTATTTCTGCTAACCATGTTGGCTAACACATTTACATATTCCGCACTATACTTGTCGCCCCACTTCAGGCATACAACATAGTTCTTCATTAAACTATCCTTCGTAAATTGCTGAGTTGGCGCCGTGTTCTGCACATTCAACTTTTACAACATAACAACGATTATTGCTTTGTTCTCTAATCAATTTGTCTGCAAAGTTAAATGCGTGTTCGGCAAACTTTTCTGCACCAACACCATCAAAGACTCTAATCTCTGCAAGGTCAAGTGATTCAAGTTCTTTCATCTTATCCATGTGTGGATCGTTGATGTCAACTGCTACTTTATGATCGAAATGATCTTCAAGCCATGCTTTGATTTGTTTTAGTCCACCAAAGTCTACTGCCCAGTTTTTGTTATCCAATTCATCGCAACCAAAAGTAAATGTAAATGCTAATGAATATCCATGCAACAAATGGCAGTGTGAATGATCTGCATTTGGTTGTCTAAAGACTGCCGACAGTCCTATATTGTGTCCGTAATGTTTTGTACTATAATGTTTTCCCATTATTATCTCCTATATTAATAATGGCGGCAGAATTAGAAGGGTTGACGCCAAGTCCTTTGTTAAACATAACACTAATTATATAATATCTATTCCTGTTTGTCAACCGGAAAATTACCATAATGATGCATCTTCGCGGCAACAAGAGGAATCAATTTCTTACGCATAGTGTTAAAACTTACTGTGATTCTCTTTGATGATGTATTTGGATCAGTTCTATGTTCAAGCCAACTTGGAAAGATCAATAGCAAACCTGATCTTGGTTTACAACTTGCAAAATAACTACTGTAAGGATTTTGTTGTTCAAAAACATCGTTCATTCTTAAAGGACGTAATGGTGATTCAAAAATTAATGGACAACTATCGTCAGCAACATGCGGATAAAATGCTCCGCTAACAACACTACCTTCGTGTCTATGTTTATCTACTTGTCCGCCTTCTTCCATTACGTTAAACCAACTCGTTCCTAAAATGGATTCTTCAAGTCCTGCTGTCTTACAATACAAGTCAATGCAGTTTTGTATATCTGCTCTTAATTTTGCAAGTTCAGGTTTGAACAAAAATTCTTCATCGCCTTTAATGAAACTGCTTTTACCACCAATTATTAATGCATGGTCTCCAGTTTCGTGACTATTGATTATATCAAGGCACGTGCTTATTTGGGAATGACCAGTTAGATCAAATGCACTTACAAGGGTAGGAAATAACGATAGGTTTTCTTGATTATAAGACATTTGTAAGTTCCGTTATATTATGAAACTCTACATTATCAAGTTTCCATTTGTCAGGCATTTCCCAACCTTCTTTATTGAATACTCTAAATTTTTTGTGTGAGTAGTGTTCCATACATTTGCCTATTTGGTGTATCCAAAAACTTGGATCAATCTCTTTTGAATCTGCATCTGCATAGTTACGTGAACCTTTGTACATATTGTTTACTTTTTTATCAATACCATAAAGGTCAAAACCTAATAAGTCAACTGTGTCATTAGGTGCTGATTGCATACAAGCAATTAATACTGCATACGATCCACTACCCCAATGAAATGGTTGATCTCTTTTTTCGTCTGTTGCATACCACAGACCAGGAACACAATTTACATTGTGTTTACCTCTAAAATGTTCTAACCAATCTAAACGTGTCCAAATACCTGACTTCAAGTTTACGAAGTTATTAACTGCTTCTTGAGCCATGCGTTGATCACAACACACAATATGAAGTACTTTTGCTTCCCTGAAAATAGCATTACAGCCTACCTTAGGAACGTCAATATGGTCTAATACAATGCCTTTACGGCTTTCTCCGTTGCCTACTACTAACATACGAATATTTAATAAATACTACTGTTAATAGGAACAATACTGGTATGCCCACAGCAATTTACGATATATTTAGATACATTAAACTTTACTCTCCTGACGGTACAACTCTGGAGCAAACACTTGAAGCAGATAATACACAGGATAGTTTAAGTATTCGCAGAGGTGATGGAATCAGTTGGAATGTACCAACTGTAAGTCCAGGTGCGACTATAACTGTTACAGTAGGTTTTGATACAGGTGGCGGTGTGGCAATGGGTGCTTATTACCTTGACGGTGTTGAGCAAAAAGCACTTACACTTCAAAAAGGTCAAGTATATACTTTTGATCAAACTGATGCTACCAACTCATCATACGGTGGTTATCTAAGTCCAATGGTATTCAGTAACACAGCCGACGGTGCTGTAAGTGGTGCTATCAGCGGAGAAGAATACGAAACAGGTGTAACTTACTTGCTTGATGATGTAGCAGTAACTAAGGCCAATTACAAACTTGGATTCACAGGTGCAACAACAAGAAAAATAAGACTTGAACTAAACGATTCAGCACCAACAACATTTTATTACGGATCACACGATAACGTTGGACAGGGTGGTACTATAACAACCACTGCTGGTAACGACATTATGATGATTGATGTTGATTACAGTTTAGATGTACCACCAGGTACAACAAAAATAGAATTAACAGATGTAAACGCCGCAACAACACACGTTGAATTATCAGCGGCTGGTGGTATACAACTAACAAGAAAGAACGGAAGCGAAATTGAAATCGGTTCTTTTGCAGTAGCAGAAATAGATACGTTACATACTGTAACAAAAAGAAATGCTATTACTACTAACCAACTTTACATACAAGACATTGAAGTTGGAAACATCACAAGCAGTACAACTGAAGATGGATTTGTTTCTCCAACATCAGAATTTTTAGGTACTGGTACAGTAGGCGATGCACTTAGA